CTGGTACTAATAAGTCTGAAGTTGTTCGTGAATATGTTATTGTTAAAGTTAAAGATTGGGTTAAAGCCTATAGTGAGCTACAAGGTGAACAGACTATACCTGACGGTCCTCCTATTGCTAATGTTTTAGAAACAAAGGTTTTAGATGCATGCCAATTTTTAAATATACCCGCTGAAGACGGCCTAATTTGGCTAAAAACTGGTGAAGTAACCATTGAGAATGGTAGAAAGAAATCCGATAATAACAATAATGTCAAAAACAAGAATCCTGGCAACCAACCTCCGGTTTCTGAAAGAGCTAAGGCTTCTGCAATGTATGCTCAAAAGATTTTGAGTATGCCTCGTCGTGATACTGGTATAACATTTGATCAAGTTATGAATTATCCAGTTGTCCATTTTGCTGTGGAGAAACCTGATCATAAGTATATGGCTGTTGCATTTGGACCTAAAGAATTGTCAGAAGAGTATATAAAAGATTTTAAGTTTGACAATCAAAGTGGTAAATGGGGTGATTTAGAAGAAAATGAAGCCTCAGATAAATTTAAACATATTTCTTCTGCTATTAAGGGTGGCAGAAATGTCATTGCTCGTGTTTATAGTCCTACTCAAGGTAGATTTTTAACTAAGGTTTTGAAAGTTACCCAATTTCCTGTTACTACTGTAGAAAAACCTGTTGAGGTCCCTGTTGTTTCTGGAATTTATCAAGGTCCTCAAAATGTTAAATATATAAGAACTAAAGGGAACACTAAAACCTTTAATAAACCTAAGGTTATCCCTATGCAACCATCCATTGAACAGTTGGAAGAGTGGGAAGCAGAAGAGTCTGCTCGTAAAAGAAATGAAGAGAGACTTGCATTGTCCGATAAGCTTAAGAAAAAGTCAAAACAAACTACTGATATAGTAATCGAACATGCAAAAGAAGAGATTATAGAGGAACATGGTGCCTTTAATGTTGATAAAATAGCAAAATCTTGTGGAAGAATCTTTAATGGTTCAACTGAAGGAACATGGTTTGCAGCTGGTAATATGGTTTTTACAGCTAGACATCTTTTGTATCCCGGTAAGAAACTTGTTGATACTGTTTGGCTTACGGATTCTTCCGGTGCTACTGTTGCTGTTTCAACACAGAAATTTTATGAAGAACATTCTGATATCGATATCATGTTTTGCAAGGTCACAGATATAAAATTTAAACACTGTCCTCCTAGTTTAATTGTTGGTCCCAGACACACTGTCTGTGGTGTTTTAATGTATTCAAACAATAATAAATCCATTCAGTTATTCTCCGGTATAGCAACTTGTACATCTCAGAGACGTATGTCTGATATGGTTCACCATATTGATGAAGCCACATATGGGGATTCAGGTGCTCCTATATTTGATTTACAAGGTAAAGTTTTTGCACTACATACTGGTTCTGGAACTAAAGGTCGTACTGGTATGACTTTGCCTGATATATCTTTTATTGACGATGACACTATAATACAAAAGAAAGAGACTCAGTATGCATTAACTAAGCATCTTTTAGAGACTGAACTCCACTCACGTGTCGTCGTTGCACCTTTGAATTTAGATGGAGATTACCCTGATGATGTTAAAATAACGTCTTTTGACTCGATAGTTGAGCATGAACGTTATGAAAAATATTGTAAACCTTATAGACACAACTTTGAACCTGTTGGTAGTCTTGATTGGGCTGTTACCTATGGTAAAGGTAAATTAGTTGTTGATGAAACTATTAGACAACGTTGTCTAGAACTTGGTCTTCCTGATGCTGCAACTGAATATGCAATAACTGTTCCTACATATGAATCTAATTATATTGATTCTCAGAAGTATTTAAAAGATTATCCCTTTAATCCTGAGAGAAAAGCTATGCTTATTGCTTATGATATGATGGTTGAACAGTATAAACCAATTCTCTATGATTTTAAAATGTTAACTTTTGAAGAGGTTAAGAAAAGGATAGACATGCAAAAGGCATGTGGCGGACGTTGGAAAAAGAAATATCAAACAAAAGGGCAGGTCTTTGAGGAACACGAAGATTATTTACGTCGTATCATTTTACGTTTTTTCAAGGATCACTACTTTCCAACTGCTCTTCTTCATGGTTCTGATAAAGAAGAGATAAGACTTCGTCAAAAGGTTCTAGAGCAAAAAGTTCGTGTTTTTAACGCTGTGGATTTAGAACACACTATTTTGCATTTAATGTGCTATGGAGATTTTATGGACCGTATCACTAATGCTGATATTACAGATACAAATATTTTTGTTGGTGAATCACCTTGGTATGGTGGTTTCAATAAGCTCGCAAAATATTTATTGGAAGTAGCTACTACACATAATTGTTTTTCTGAGTCTGATCAAACCAAATACGATGCACATATTAGAAATGCACATAGACTCAATTTTATGGAATTTTTTGTAAAACATATGTGTTCTGATCCTACTGTTTATAATCATCTTCTTGCTGCGGAAAAGGCACTTTTACAGCCACTGTTTGTGTTTGGAGATGGCAATGTTATTCGACTCATTCATTCATCTCATTTTTCTGGTGAACCAATGACTCTTCATAGAAACAGTTTGATGATGGTACATTTATTTTATTATTGTCTTGTTAGAACTGGTTTTACTAGAGACCAGGTTCGTAAGTATGTTAGGTTCATGACTTTAGGTGATGACAATATATGGTCATTGGCAATTGACTCTGGCATTCCTGCTTTTACTAGTCATGTTTTTGAGAAACTTTGTTCTGAAATGGGTTTCGAGTGTGATCCGGGAGTTAAACATTTTCAGAGTCTTATGAAGTCTAGTTTTTGTGGTTTGAAACCTATAGTTTTATCTGATGATTATGTCGTTTTCAATCCCGACATTAAAAAACAACTATTCTCTTTAGTTGTCCACAAAAAGAAGGCAACCCCTTTTGAAATTATGACAAAAATGCTTAATTTATATCAATATATGTTGTTCACAGAATATCGTGAACGTGTTTTTCAATTATGTGCTTGGTGGAAGTCTATGTTTCCTTCCAACAAAGATATTAGCAATTTGTGGGTTGAATTAGATGTAATTAATTTACATCGTTTTTATTATCCGTCTTATCATTCGGTATCTGATTTAATTACGTATGAGCCGATAAAATTTTTGAACAATGAGATGGAATTCAAATATTATGGTAACAACTGTGGTCCCGGTTGGTCCGGAGGCCGCTATGGTAAATTTGACGAGAAACTTTCTGGTAACAGTGTTGATTCTGTCGACGCTGCCTGTTTTGAACATGATCGGGCATATGCTGATGGATCTAGTGCCAATTTGTCCCGTGCTGACTATAAGTTGGCTTTAGAAGCTTTAAAAAGTGGGAGACCAGATATTGCGTTACCTATTGGTGCTCAAGGCGTTCTAAGACAATTCGGTCTGTTGCCAAAAGTTTTATCACAAGAAAATAAAATGGTGACAAAACACAAAAGTATTAGAAAATTTAAAAATGCACAAAGAAAAAACGGTAATGGGCAATCGAAACCGAAGGGACCTAAACGTCCCAAAGGAAATAGGCCTGTCAAAAAGGCAATTAAAGCTATTGAAAACAAGCTTAAAAATGAGATTATTCCTGTTGCACCTAAACCGTACAAGGCCGCGAGTACACGGCAGATGAGAACTTCCAAAGATGGAAGTAGAATATGGATATCTGACATTGTCTGGATGGGTAAATTGAGTAATAGTAACACTCAAGACCCTGGAACTATCCAATTAAGTCGAGAACTGAGTCCTGAAGGGCTTGGCGCTTTTACTATCGCTCAAATGGGTAGAATGTTCCAAAAATTCAAAATACGAGCTCACTTAGAGTTTGCTTCAACTTGTCCTTCAACAACGGGTGGCTCGGTGTTTTTTGCTTATGACCCAGACTCATCTGATGATTTTCCAATTGGAAGTCGTATTAATCCTAATGATTATATTAATGGTGTTATGAAACAGCGTTTTTGTTCTGTTTCCGACTTTCAAATCAACACCAAGCGACGACTTTTGACTTCTGAATGGAGAAATTGTTGGACTTCAACACCAAAGAAGGATTTTGAAAAGAATCTTCGTACTGGTGGTACTTTTTATTGTGGTAATAATGATCAATCTGTTCTCGCTGGTTCTGTTGGTAATGTTTACATTACTTATGAGATTGAGTTTTACGAAAGAGTTAGCGAGTATGAAGTGGATTATGCTTTCCTTACTGGTCCTTTGGTTAGTAAAGTTAATAGATTTGGTCCTTTAACTGATAATCCATATACTGGTGTTGAATTAGTTCACCAAAAACCTTCAACAGTTTTGAATTTAGGTTTTCAAACTGCTATTCCTGGTGATTATAATGTCCTTGCTATGGTTTGGACCGGTGCTAGTAATGTTTCTGCGAGTAATTGGACTGCCACAGCAACTAGTCGCGCTCAAATATTGTTTGGCACTAATATTATTAATGCTAATGATAATGCCATTTCTGCTGCAGCCAAGGTTCATCTTTGGCAAGGTATGGTCAGAATTAAACAATCTGATGTTGTTGAGAGTTTTATTCTTGGGTTAATTACAAATGCCGTTGCTGAAACTGAGGTGGATTTTTATGTTTATAGAAATCAAACTCTTCCTAAGAATGAAAGTTATCCTCCTCCAACTTTGGCGAATACTGTTGGAGATATTTTCAAGAAGCATAGAGATGTTTTTATAGAGAATTTTGAAAAATATCTCATTCAAATCAAACGACTTGATTTAATCAAGTTGTTATCTAAGATTGAACCTGAGAAATTGCCGTTAGATACTACGTTAGCAATTTCTTATCTTGAAAGGTTCATTATTGACATTGAAGAATGTCATCAACAAGAAAGTATCAATTGTAACCCAAAATTGGGTTATGGAAAGGGAAATACCCCTAAACAAGGTATGACTCCTAAATCTTTTGATTGAGGAGTGCGTGTTGTTTTTTCACGTGCTCCTTTTTATGTTTTTTCCAATTTCCTCGAG